TTATGACTCTTTTGCCATTACTTTATAGATAAGCGCACCAATTACGGCACCTACAATCGGAGCAACCCAGAATAACCAAAGTTGAGATGTTGCCCAATCACCAACATAAACGGCAACCGCTGTACTACGAGCTGGGTTAACAGAAGTATTAGTCACAGGGATACTGATTAAGTGGATTAGTGTTAAACATAGACCAATTGCAATTGGAGCAAAACCTGCAGGAGCACGGCTATCTGCAGCGCCCATAATTACAATTAGGAACATTGCTGTCATTACTACTTCTGTAATTAATGCAGCTGTCATTGTGTAGCCACCAGGAGAGTGCTCACCAAAACCATTTGATGCAAAACCACCAGCAAGATCAAAACCAGCTTGGCCGCTTGCGATTAGGTATAAGATACCACCCGCTGCAATACCACCAAGAACTTGAGAGATGATGTATGGTACTAAGTCTTTAGCATCAAAACGACCACCAACCCATAGACCAATTGATACAGCTGGGTTTAGGTGACAACCTGAAATATGACCAATAGCAAACGCCATTGTTAGTACTGTTAGACCAAACGCAAGTGCTACACCTACAAAGCCTATACCTAGCTCAGGGAAACCTGCTGCTAATACTGCACTACCACAACCGCCCAGCACTAACCAAAACGTACCTATAAACTCTGCCATGTATTTATTCATAATGATTCCTATATAATTATTATCACTTGATTTCGCTTTAATTTTTTATCCCGAACCAAGTTCTTGTTCAAAAAGAATATAGGTGATGATTAACAAAATAGACACTTTTAGATTTCAATTTGTTTCCAATTTTCATTTTTAAGACACGATTCCAAAAGCTGTAACACTGATTTATATTGAATTTACAGACATTTGACCAAATATTTCCCCTATCACTAAGATAAAGAAAATACTGTTCTAATTTTTCTTCCTCTTCTGTTTCTAATGCCTTGCGATTATGTGATAGATCTCTGATAATTAATGTATTGCTCTTAATTGGACACTCTTATGCCGCAGGATAACGCACCAAGTTTCTTCTTCTTTGGTTGTGGTATCAACGCTTCAACTTACTGATTTTTATTTAAAATAAGTACCCTTGGCATAATGTAAGACGCAATTAGGACGCTATAATTCAGATAATAGACTAAAACTATGAACAAGAATTGAAAATCACATAGAATCTCTACTGAATATCAGCAGTAAATATAACGACGTTACGGGGGTCAATAATGAGCATAAAGCTAGTATCTCCATCAGAACAAGCCCAACGACAAACGCTCCAAAAGTAGACATTGAGTTAGCAAAGAAACGTTTAGCTGAAAGACTGATAATGGCCTATAACTCTAAGGTTTCTAATGCTTTAAATATATTTAATATTAACGCCTTATTTCTATAAGGCGTTTTCTGGCCTAAATAATTCAACATAATTTTCATAGATGAAATCAGCCAAATTAATACTGTATTCTTCCCCGAGTAGGTTGAATGTAACGAAAAATACACTACAAAATACAGCCTACAACGAATGTTATGTAAAATAAACTATATTTCTACAGCACACCTGTTTCATCTAAAAAACCTTTTAATACCTCATTCTTCTTTAAAGAGTTTGACCATTTTTCAATCCCATATTTAGATACGTGCGATGAATCCATAAAGTATGGTTCATATTTATCATCATATATATCGCATTTTGTATATTCACAAAAGACACTATATTTATCAATAATTATAGATTTATCTAAACTTTCATTGAGTAAATGGTTAGTGCTTATTTGATTCATATTAGTTGGTATATTTACAATCTCATCATTTTCATAAACTCGTAAAATACTAGGTTCAATGAATGGCCCGGCATTTATTACAATATGAAACTTATCATCATACTTTCCTTCATTGAGCTCAGTAATAAACTTACCCATACCACTACCAGTGTAGCGAGATGCAAAAACAATCCCTTTTATTTTACTGTTATCTTTTATATATGTTTCATAGAACTCATCCCAAATAATAAAACAATCCTTGTTTTGAGTTGGTATGCACCCTGATTGTAAAATATTTACAAAGTTAACTTCACTATAAGTTACCTTTAATGCATTATAAGCATCTTGTGAATGACTATCACCAATAACAAGAATACTATCTCTTTCGTTAATGAAGAAATCAGAACATTGACTTAAACTTTCGATGGTTTGCTTATTTTGATCTAAGATGCAACTTCTAGTTTTTTCGATATCATTAAAGTAATATGGTGCTTCAAAGAAATTAGCAAAATTAACGTTATACGTTTTTTGATAGTAATCCTTAGCCGCAGCTTGGTTTTCATATAATTTTGCAGCATTTCCTGTTAGCCTAGATGAAAAACCCTGATTATAATAAATAAGAGTTGCAATACCTGTTAGGGTTGTCACTATTAATACTGAACTTAAATAACTCAGTTTAAATGAAATAAAAGATAATAATGAAACTTTATTTTTTTCAATAACATTATAGCTAAAATAACCAAGAAATATCGACAACGGTATTCCAACAAAAAACCAATACTGAAGGTTATAATAATAACCAAAAACAACAATTGGCCAATGCCATAAATAAATAGAATATGACCATTTACCCAAATACTGAAAAATAACGTTATTGGTAATAATACTAGATTGTTGATTTGCAACAATCATCAAATAAGAACCAAGAACAGGGATAATAGCAAAATGTCCTGGCCAAGGAACATTACTCGAAACAAAAACATATGAAGAAAGAATTAAAACTAAACCAACAAACTCGATAAGCTTACTTTTCTTCTCTGAAAGATTCCAAGGGTAAAGAAAAGCCACCCCACCCATCATCATCTCCCATGCTCTTGTAGGAAGAAGATAGTATGCAGGGCTTGGCCATTTAATTGTAGCGACAACACTAAAAATGAACCCTAAAATTGTTCCTATAACGATTAATTCTTTTAAATGCTTTAAAGATAAAAAACGTTTTAAAACAATGAGGGCGATTGGGTAAATAATATAAAACTGCCACTCAACAGAAAGAGACCATGTATGTAGTAGCCACTTATTATACGAAGCTGCATCAAAATAACCAGATTCTCTCCAATAAATAATATTGGATAAAAAAACCATACTACTTGTAACGTGCTTACCTAATGCTTTGTAATCTGATGGACTAAAATAAAACCAACCAAAAACCAAAAGTATTAAACATAAAACGGCAAGAGCTGGGATAATACGATTAGCTCGAGCCATATAAAATTTAAACAAATTGAAATTATTATTCTCCAATCCTCTAAAAATTATTCCTGTCATCAAAAAACCAGAGATAACAAAAAATACATCCACACCAGCAAAACCACCAGGAACCCATACCGGGTTAAAATGAAAAAGAACGACAGCAATAACCGCTATTGCTCTTAATCCATTTATATCATATCTAAAATTCATACATCACACAAAGCAATAAAAAGTAATCCGTATTATATATGTAACATAAGATAAGGCAAGCCAAGGAAAAACAACAAATTATAAGATTCTTAGTGGTCATTATGATCCCCCACGCCCCTCAAACACTCCGAAAAATTCTCGCCAATAGGTTCACCTAATTAGTTTATCGTAGTAGCTTAAATAAGCGTTACGCATCACGAAAAACTAGAATCGTTTGATTACCACCAATATTTTTAACATGCTGGTGGTGACCATATAGCCCGAAAAATTTTTATTCCTCGGGATGTAGCCCCGTAGGTAAGGATTAAAGCTCTAGAAGTACCTAATAACTAAAGAATATTTGATAGTGATCCACTATTTCACAATGAAAGCTACAGCCCTCTTATCTTATGGTATAACTTAACCAAATCGAACTTTTAGGATTAATATCTACGATGCTAACTTATGCATTAAGTAAAGATACAAACAAGCTTGAACATATCGATTCTGTTGCTAATGGATTGAAATGTAATTGCTTCTGTTCCGGATGTAATGACGCTCTTGTTGCTAAAAATAATTGTTCATCCAGTCGTAGCAATCATTTTTCTCACTACTCTAAGGATGAGAATCGAAATTGCTTAATGACTCAGCTTCATTTGGCTGCTCAACACCATTTTTTAAACGCAGAATATATAACGCTTCCAGAAGTATCATTCCTATATAAAGATGAATTACTTACTAACAAAGCGATAAATTTAAAAGTTCTTTCTGCTCAATTAGAAACTAAAATGGATCGTTATTATGCAGACGTTACGATTGAAACTGAGATTGGTACTATTGCTATAGAAGTTTGCGTCACGCATAAAAATGAGCACGATAAAACGGCTTATTACCAACAGAACAAAATAACCTCTATTGAATATGATTTGAGTCCGTATCTATCAAGAGATATTGATGAGGCTATAAAAGACTTGAATGAGTATGAAGTCGAAAGTACTTGGCTGTACGAATGGTGCCGAGATAAGCTAATTCAAAACCATGATGTCTTTTTAGCAAAAGAGAAAGTTCGTATTCACCAAAAACGGCAGCGCAGTGCTAAATTATCAATGACAAAACTAATGTTCGACAAACTAATAACCCTTCCTGACCTTACTCAATACTTTAAACATAGAATAGAAAGGACTCAGTATAGTGAAAATGTATCTGTTTTTGCTCAAAGAGAAATTCAATTAACTGAAGTCTTTGAAGTAGCATCAACCCAAGAGTATTCATTGCTTAAGGGGAATTTAAACGAACACATTATATGGATAGCATTCCTCTTAGAACGAAACCAAATCCCTAATGATATTGCGAAACTTGGTGGAAGTGTAATTATTCAAACTCCTGCCATAAATGAAAATGAGCAAGCTACTTGGAGCTGGTTAAAATACCCAAGACTTGCAAGAAGAATTGAACATACAAAAAAACAATTCATAAACAGATGCAAATTAAAAAAACAACTCAAACGTAATGTGAGTTGGTTTTTATTAAATACTGACAACTTATATAAAAAAGATTATCAAACTTGGTCTAATTGGATGCAAAAAAATAAATTATCATCTCAGGTTTATCCTAAGCTTTCATATGTTCTACGCTACAAAAAAGAGTATTCATGTTTGTGGATGTTTAATTCCTGGCATATTTTAACTCTCAGCTATTTAACTGAAATAATAGACAGTAAGCCACAAAATAGCATCATTTCTTACCGTGATATTTTTGATGACTTAGCACAGCGAATTGACTTACACCAAGACTTCTTAATACTAGAACAAAACCTAGCAGCTTTTGTAATAAAGGATGATAATAAAAGTCTTATCATTCGTGAAAGTATCATTGAAGAAGCTCTTCTTCCATTTAGAGAGTTAATGCAAATCTTATGCTTGCATGATGGTTGTAAACGTATAAATCCATTAATGCCTTCTTTAAGTTTAGGAAATTAGTTTTATTTAATATACCGATACTCAACCCCACCCGTTAACTGCTGCATACAACTGCGAGTTAAATAATACTTCTCCACCAACCTCTTCAACAACGAACTTGCCCAGCTTGATGACAAACCACATCTATCCGCAATCTGTGACGGCGTCACCTCTTCGCCCTCTTTAATCGACTGCAGAACAATTAACTGTGTCTTACTCAATTTAAGCAGTCCAACTTGGTGTGGAGCCGAACGTGCGCATTTCAATAAATCAGCCGAAATATGGTCATTTTTACCCAAAATTGCCATCCTATGATTACCCCCTGTGATTGATATTTATTTTAACTTTATTAATTGATCTTAAAGATCATTTTACTGCTCATCTATTTCTGAAAAACAGGCGATAAACAGTTGCAACAGCTCTTTTTTAGCCATAAATGGTAGCGATTAAGGGCTTCTGACTTCTGAAATTCAATATGGGTATGAATGTAAGCCTGATCGAGTTTTCCCTTCGCATGGTTCAGTAGAGTCTCTGCTACTAGGTAATCAATGCCGATATCAGCCCAAACCGTTCTAGCCAACTTTCTCAAATCATGAGCAGTCCATTCCCCTTTACTTACTGACTTAACAAAATCGCTGGCAGTACCACGATGAATTGGTGCCTTATCATATTTTGAATTAGGAAAGACATTGTTCCCCTGGTAATAATGATCCAACTGCCATTGCTTAAAGCTCTGCAGCAGTAGCACCATTTCATCGCTTAATGGATAGGTCATTTCCTTCTTTGTTTTCGTGTTGTGCTTGGGTATGGTCCATCTTTTGGTTTTAAAACAAATATGTCGCCATTTGGCTTTTCTGGTTTCACCAATACGGGTGCCATGTGTCAGCATGAACAAAGATAATATACGAGCAAATGGATCGGCATTTTGGATCTGCTCTAGGATATTAGGTATATCACTCGGACGAACTTTGCAGCCTTTTACATCAATGGGTGTTGATACAAAATCAGTGAATATCATGTTATTTAGCGGATTATAAGTAAGTAATCGAAGTTTTAATGCCTTAGTAAAAGCAGTTTTTAGTGCTTGAAAGATAACTCGCATATAACTAATGGAATAGTGCTTCTCTCTTAATGGCTTCATCAGTAAAGATTCAATGTCCTTATGTTGAAGTCCATTAATGGAGGTGCCGTGTAAGTTAGGGATTAAGTGCCCTTCTGTAATTGATTTGAGCATAACCAACCTTTCTTTTGATAGCTGCTCTGAGCGGATCTCTCTATCTAGATTCCATATCAACAATTCATCAATCGTTTGAAATTCATTGGTTGATGAACGGCTACCAGTAGAGAGATCAGCAACAAGGTTTTGAAGCACTGTAAATGCATGAGCTGCTGATAAATTAGGGTATTGGCCAAGACGATGTGACTTTTGCTTGCCGTTCTTATACTCCATGAAGAACCAAGCACCTTGAATTCGATTCTGCTTAAAGCGCAAATACAACGAATAACGCTCATCTTTAAGTTGTCTCACTTGGCTGTCACGACTGTATTTCTTGATTTTAGCTTCTGATATTTTGCAGCGCACCGTGGTTTGAAACAGTGCGTTTTGATTCATTGTGATCATTATTCCCCCATTAACGTGGCTTGCAGTGTCATTCGTGTAGCTTGTTTTCCTGCTCCACTGAGACTGACTGAATCAATGGAATACGTCCCTTGTGCCACGCTTGGAAATGAACTATCCAAAATCACATGACCTTCAGCAAAAGCCGTGGCAATGGCCGGAGCTTGAATGGTGACTTTGCGGCCTTGTCTTTGTATTTTTCTAAGCTCGGCATGACACGCTTGATCGGCTTCTTGCTGATTATTCTTATCCTGACCTAGACGTTTAAACGGTGCGGTCCCAATACTGACTTCTTTTCTTGAACTGTCCGTTGGATCCAAATAGAACGCTTTAACTCCTGAGAAATCATTGCGGCCATCCAAGTCACCTGAGACATTCACAAAGTTTGAGTTAAGGCTTTTGTTTTCATCAGGAAGTGACAACGTAATGGATTGAATATCTTTACCGCTTGAAGTTGAACGTTGGCCAATCGGCACAAACACAAAGCGATCTTCCACCGGCTTTGCAATGGCATCATACCGTTTTGCTAATTTACGAAGAAAAGGCAACGTGCTTTCATCGAGTCTATGTAAACTCTCGATTTCAATTTTTTGTAATTCAGGTGCGACAAAAGGAACGAACCCATGTTGAGAAACGCAATCGGAGACCACTTGGCCTAGCGTTGCTTTGTTCCAGCTCATGCTCTTTCTTTCTCTAAAGCCTGAATTATCTTTGATTGAGAATGGTGACACCGTCATGGTGATCGTGATCGTTCTTGGCTCCACTGAGAATTGACGGCCTGATATTTGAAACACACCACGATTTACTTCATCCAGATAAACTGTGTATTTCTCACCCTTTGGCGGTAATCCATCAATGTCTGACGAGTGAATAACTAACTTTAGATCATCGCCATCGATGCCGTTCTCATCACGCAGCGTCCAACTTTGCAGCAAAGAAAGCATCATTTCACTGTGTTTGCCTTTGAGTTCTAGTCCCATGAGCGGTTTACCTCTTTGATATTTTGTTTAAAACTGGCTTCAGGAATGGTGACAATGGTTTCTTCCATAAAAAAATCCCCACGAACGTGAGGATTTAATTGATAGAAGTCGGCTTCTAATTGGTCATCATCTTGACCTGTGTGTTTAAAGAGAACATCCGTAATGAGATCCCCTTTATGTACGGTGACTTTCATCGATACTCCAATAACTCAAGAGTGACGTCGGTAACTTGCGCCGAGCCGTTATGCACCAATTCTGATTTCCCTTCATTGATGCTTTTAATGGTCCATTGACCTAGGTTTACCCCTCCGCCATTGCTGACTTGTTGTGGCTCATCGATCATTTGGCGTAAACGCTCCACATTATCTTCTGCGGTTTGGCGTAACCATTTGGCCGTAATTGAGAGGGTTTCAAGGGGTTTTCCTGTGGGTGATGACATCGCACCATCAACCAGGCTAATTTCAGTAAAGCGGCCTGTTGTGACACGGTTCATTTTCATAATGGGGGTTTTATCCCCCACCGAAAATACAAACTCACCAATAACAAGGTGATGCATGTATGGCTCCTTATCCTCTGTCTATTCCGGCATAATTAAAGCGTGATTCAATTGAATGACCGCCCATGAGATAACTGAATTGTTGCTGCATTTGCTCTGTCACTTGTTTGGCTATGGCAATTTCATTTTGGCCTTTGGATGGAGTAATGTTGATTTGTGGTGCAAAGTGAACGGCTGAGTTCTTTTCCTGCAGTGCTTCTTTGTTGGCTTTCTCTTCGACCTTTTGGCTGACTTCATCGGATGAGGCAAGTTTGCTACCAAACCAACCACCTAACATTTCACCGCCCATGTCCCCAATCATAGAACCAGCAAGACCACCAAGCATGGTGCCAATGCCTGGCAAAATCATGGTACCAATCGCAGCCCCTAACGATGCGCCTCCCATGCCACCAGCTAAACTGCCAAGTGAGCTCCCTGCGCCTTCCATATCCCCTTCAGATAATGATTGCACTGCATCGACACCACTGATGGCCATGTTTAATGGTCGCAATACTTTAGCAAGACCAAATCGTCCTGCAGACTGCGCCGCATCAGCCCCCATATCAATGGCATCTTGCGCCATTGCCATGCCTGGTAAACTGGCAATTGCTCCACCAGCCAAGGCTAATGGAATGCCTCTTTTGGAATGAGAAAATGAACCAGCAATACGAGACAGTGGATTTCTAGATTTTGAACGACGTCCGAAACGTTTACCTGAGCCGGAACGTGCTCCTCTTGAAGCCCCAGAGCGTCTAAGCTCTTGGTTTAAGCCTTTAAATGCCTTAGTCGCATAAGACGCCGCCTTGCCACTTTCTTGGGTTTCTCGGTTTAATCCTTTTTTAAACAGACGAGTTTTATCAACGGTATTACCAAAAAGTAATGACGCGGCTTTTCCTGCAATTAATGCGGTTTTAAACGCTAAGATTGCCCCAATACCGCCCATTATCACCGGCACAAGCACATCACTTTCTTGTGCAAACGCGGTAACGCCATCAACTACAGCACCTAATGGGGCTAATACCCAATTCAGTCCTGGTAATAACTTCTCACCAAGTACCACCGCCAACGCATTGAGTTTATTTACAAACTGTTTAATGCCATTTTCAGTGGTATTCACACGTGCATCGTATTCATCTTGCAGTGATTGAACGTGTACTTCTTGGCTTTCATTGGCGAGTTTTAAAATATCAGTGAAGTTTTTGGTGTTACCGGCTAATGCAGCCACCGCACCTTTGGCCTCTTCCCCAAAGATTTGAGAAATGAGCGCACTTTGCTCTTCAAGTGGCGCGTTCTTTAGAGCATCAAGCACTTCTAACAAGGTTCCTGATGCATCGGTTTGCATATCAGCTGCTAACGAGCTTGAATCAAATCCCAATGAGCTTAGTGCTTTCTGTTGATTACCACTGGCCGCATCACCTAGCGTCAAACGTCCTGAGATGTTTTTCAGTGCCGTTGCTGCTCGCTCTTCATTCATACCAGTGGAAAGCAATGAAGCCGCTAATGCTGCAGATTCATTAACTTTAAAACCACCCGTTTTGGCGGTTGCTCCTTCTCGCGCCATGACTCCGGCAATGTCTTTGGCCTTTGCGTTGGAGTTATTCGAGAGATAATTTGAAAGACCGGCTAAGCCAACCGCTCCTTTTTGGTCTAATCCCATCGAAGCTTTAAAGGTGGCAAGCGTTTCACCGGCTTCACCAGCCTCCATATCAAACGCCACGCCCATCTTGGCGGAATCAATCACAAACGCTTTGAGCTTTTCATGATCCTTAATGCCACTTTGACCACCAGCCGCCAACATCCCGTTGATTTCAGTGGCCGACATCGGCATATTGCCCGACTCTTTTAACGACCACTCTCTCAATGCTTGCATTTTGGCGGCATCTTGAGGATCATTTTTATCAGAGAGCACCTTCTTCACATCTGCAAAGGAAGACTCATTCTTGATAGCCGCATACATGGTGCCAGCAATCGGAGCCGCAGCCATCGCAAGGCCTGATGCTTGACTTTGTAACTCTCCAAGTTTGGCGTTTCGCTTATCTATTCGGCTTTGAATAGAATTGAGTTCTTTGAGTTGTCGCCCTTGTTTTTCTAACGCGCTGGTGGCTCGCTCACTGGCGGTTTTTAATCGTTGTTGCTCATCAGATAATTTATCAGTATTAAGGCCAGCGCCTTTCAATTCACTCTGCAGCTTTTTAAGTTTGGCCGATTGGATATCACTGCTTGAGGAATAACGGTCTATCTGTTTCTTGGCTTGATATTGGGATGAGCGTAGTTTGTTGGTGTGAATGGCATTGCTGGCCATTTCATCAGAGAGCTTTTCAAGCCGTAACTCTGTTTTTGCAATCTCAACACCTAACGATTTTGTTTCAGATTGAGAGAGATTAAACGCCGTGGGATCGGCTAACTTCTTATGAAGTAAACCCAGTGATTGTTCAGTGCTTTTATAGCTTTCAGCCAGAGCTCTGTTTTTTTTCTGGCTATCGCTAAGCTCTGCACCAAGCCCTGATAATTTCACCTTTGAGGCATCAAGTCTGGCATTCACCTTTTGCAGTGATTGCTCCGTGGCTTGATAGCCTTCGACCTTTTTTAAGTCTCGGTTTAAGGCGGCCACATCATTACGCTGTTGCTCAAGCGTATTATTTAACTTTTCAGTGGCTTTGGTGGTTGATACTACATCCCCTAAGCCTTTGGTTGTAACATCAAGCAGCAAGGACACTTTGCTTTTTTGATTGCTCATCGCTTCTTAATCCCCAGCTTAGTTAAAATCAGCTCGTATCGATGTACCGCTAAATCCTGCCGCCATTCCTTTAATTCGGTTTCGGAGGTATTGCGGTACATCGGGATCACATCAATTAAGTTTTCGACGTCGTCACTTGAAAGTAAGCCGCCGACTGTAGAAAAAAATCACCGACCTTCGGTTTAATCGTTAAGTAATCATTTACCGACATCTTCTGCAGATCTTCTTTATCCAAATCACACACCACCTGGAACATAAAATCTTCACGCAATTGCTTTTCACTGATGTCTGTCAGCGCTTGTGAGTGCTTCACTTTAGGTACCGTAAATTTGATGTGTTCAATCTTCTCACCCACTTCATTTTCAAAGGGGAAAAGTAAATCAAATTCATAGCAGTCGTTCGCCAGTTTCTTACCTTGGAGCTCATCACTGCCCGTTAAGATGTAAGCCGTACAATCATTGGCTAAGGTATTAAAATCGGGGGCGGTTAATTCTTCAAACTGATCTTCTGTTAATACTGTCGTTTCAAGAATGACCGCTTTTTGTTGATCAAACAGCTCTTTATCAGTGAGTTTGCCTTCTTTGTTGATGAATGGGAGCTTTCGAAACACTTCAAGTGTCATAGAAGAAATTGTCAGGGTGTCGCTGTCATTTAAACGAAAAAATGGCAATGCAGAGGTCTTTTTCATAATTATCTCGATCAAAAAAAGGAGCCTAAGCCCCTATTAAAAGTAATATCACAATGTGGTTAAGCAGTCGCGCCGTATTGGCCCATAAGATCCACACCGCCAATGGTGGTTTTTCCGGTTCGGGTATCAATGTCATACACCGTTTTACCGTTATCAATCAGTTTGTAAGATTTACAAGTGCCTTCAATGGTACACACCGGCTTTTCTCCCATCTTCACTGTCTCTTGCTTAATTGAGCTAATGGTAGAATAGAGCGAGTATTGCGCTTTATATCCACCATCGTTGCTGTCTTTGCCTTTTTCCGTCACGTTAACTTGCGCTTCAGATAGTGCATAACGACCCAACGACATCACCAAATCAGCATGCTTACCACGAACCTTCATGGACCATTTAAGTAAATCCATACCAACAACGTCTTCACTTTGAACAAAGCTGCCTTCGTTCGCGGCGGTTTTAAACGTCACTTCTGGCGCACTAAATTCCACAATCTCATTCACCAATGGNACATCCTGCACCACTGCTGATAATCGTAATCGAACGCGATCAACCATTTACGACCTCCTCAAGCCATTGTTCAATTAATCCATTATCCACGGACATTTCATACACCATGTGTTCATTCGGACTATAACGACCATAATCCACACACAAGAACCAACGGCCTGAATTGTAGTTTTCAAGATTGTTTTTACTTGGGTGCAAATAGGCACGAAAGACAGGAATAACCCCATCAGCCACTAAAGATTGACCCCAGTTGCTCAAGCGCTCAACCACACTGTCCATAAACTCTTCAGTGAGCAATTTGCCCATGTAAGGCTGAGAGGTTTCTTCTAGTTTACGTACCATCAGATCTTCTAAACCCACATGAGCCATAAAACGGCCTGTATTGGTTCGATTACCAATGATAGAAACACCGCCCATGCGCGTTTTTGCCATAGTGGCCACGCCGTGTTTATTCAAGAAGTTGGCTTGTGTGGTCTTATCGCCAATCTTGTAAGTGACTAAACGACAAGGCTCATCACACAGCACGCCTTGGTTTTGTGGTGATTCATACCCCTCAACCGCTGCCATGGCTGAGATGAGAGCGATTGATGCAGGTAATACGGTTGGTAAACCGTCGTAGGTTTTAATAAACCATGGGTCAATAATGCTGAGTTTATCTTGCCCTGTTCCTTCAGCACCAAATTCACCGGCAAACTCTGCAGCCTCGGTATCGTTGGTGTTTGGTCCATCAACAATGGGACGACAATGAATATCACGCGCCACGGTGCAAAGCTTTTGAACAAACGGAATGGAATTAAAGCCTGGTGCGCCAATCAAGGTTGGAGTTTCAGGGCAACCTTTAATTGAAAACAAGCCAGAAGTCGCGCCGGTGTTTGCATCCACACCACCAATGATATTGGTTTCTGTGGTTGGTTTATCTGCGCCTTCTTCAACCACAATCACATAGAACACCGCACGAACATACCCCAATAAATAACGCGCCAATAACGGCAACGTTCCTTCACTGGTGTTTGTGGTATCTAACATCATTTTGGCTTGTGGGTAATCAAACAAACGCACCGGCTCATTGTAAGCAATACCTGCATGTTTATTAGGCGCAGTTCCAACTAGACACACTACATGCTGAGCCAATGGCCCCATACTTGGTAATGGCTCAATCGCAATGACTTCCGCGCCGTTTAATTCAAAATCCTGAATTGGGATCATTTCTGCCATTATTTCACCTCGGCTTTAGTAGGTTGAGCAACAATCTTTGCAATCTTTCCGTTTAAAAGAAGAAAGCTGGCTTGTCGTGGATGAAGGCGAATGGTCTTTTCATTGAGCTGAACCCAACGTTTAGCCAATCGAAAGGGCTTTAGAATTTGATATTCAATTCGCCCATCGCTTTTACTGTTTTTGTCCATAGGGTTTTCCTGTGGCTAGATAAAAGAAAACCCAGCGCAATGGTTGGGTTCTGAAGTGATTGGTTGATGTGATTAGCCTGGTACTAAGCCGGATAATTTAGGCCTGCCGCATTCTGGAAAGTCTTGTTGTTCAAGGTATTCAACTAAGAGTTTTCTATCGCCTAGTAAGGCGTAATAATCGTCTTCGGTGTAGTTTGTCACTCGTAGCTCTGAATAGATGTCAGGGATTTTGGCATCACTTTCATAATGAACGATGGCGGTACTTGTTTTGGTTAGTTGGGATTGTTGCCATATTCTTTCTCGCTCTGAAAATACATCTGATGACTGAAACCAAAAGCCAGTGCCGTCACCATTTGATTTAGCTACATACTCAGAACTTGGCCTCCTCTCATTCATTAATAATTCATTATCACTCGGCTGTCTTTCGGTGATTATCTCTAGGCTCTCTCCTTCAACCCCTAGCGTATTCATTTTCATGATATTTCCTTTATGTTAAGCGATGAGCGACTATTTTTACTTTGGGATTATGATTGCTAGTCACATTATAGTTTCCTGTATAATCACTGAGCCCTGCAACACGGTAGTATCGAGTCACAAGAACTACTAGGTTACCGACTATCGATGCATTAGCCCCATAATAGTTTGCATCAGAGTTACCACAATGTAACTCCTGCCACTCATTAGTATTAGTGTTGTAAAATTTAACGGTTAATCGTATCTCTTTTCCCTCCCAATCAGAGCCAAGAGCAGAAGGTATAGAATATTCATACACCTGAGCATTCGATACTGGATTATTACTATTAACAATAATATTTTTGACAATAGAAAAAGGAGGTGGATTATCAGGACTGTAGACTCGTAGTCCTTTTTCTAGCAACTCCCCATTAACATCAAGAGAACGCTCAACATGAACAATTTCCTCTGGTGCTGAATATAAATCAACTTTCTCATAAGTCATTGGAGATGGTAAGTAGCACTGTCCGGTATTTGGGATTCTATTATCCGTTGGTGTAAAGCCCGTGATTAATGTTACATGGCATTTGGTGTGACTTGCCTGATTCAAATAGATTGGTATGTATTTAACATTTCCACTAACAACAATTGGCTCACCAATACTCACAAATTCACGACCACCAACACCAAAAGCTTCAACTAACGTTAAAACCCCTTCGGTATGATTAAACCCCCAACGAACAGAGTATTTTTTATAACCATGTGATGTGTGATAGTAATTATTAATTTCAATGATGATCGTACCATCATTGTTCCAAAGATTTGTCTGTACTGAAAATCGTCCGATTTCATATCTTCGAGATTCATCAACATCATATGTATTTCCTCTTGGTATTCTTTTCAATCCATTCTCGTTTGATTGGACATATCTATCATCATGAATATGTGACGAATTTGCTTTAGTTTCTAACCCATCTTTAAGCGCTTTTTCACTCGCCGCATAATCAGTTCTTGTACCTGTAAACGAATTAGACAACCGTGACTTAAACGCCTGCATCCATCTTAATGGTGACATCCAATGAGCTGCACTTACCCCTGCTTCTGCTTGGGCTTGAGTGGCGTGTTCATTGTTATGAAGGTACTGAGTGTGCGGATTATCTGCCTGGCAATGCGCATTAAACTCTTCAACATGCGCTTCAAAATCCGTGATCGGTGTATAGAGCACCGAATCATCTTGAGTGATGGTAATTAATTCTGAATTATCCGTTCTAAAGTTCAGTCTAATTCGTGTAAGTTTCCCATCTGAATCTGCCGTTCCTGCAACATAATCACCGCGTGAGCGTGCGTATGAATAAAGAACACCAGTATCGGTCAAAGTACCAATTTCAAAATAGTTATAACCAGTATCGGGAATAGGTATATCTGCTTCAACACGATAGAAACCATGTTCAGTATCTATCGCTTTTACAAAACAAACCGCTTCCGCTTTAGGTTGTAATAACGCGGTTTGATTTTGTGGTTGTTCATTCTCTGGAAGTAATCCAAGGCCAATAACCACTTTTTCAATCGTAACCTTACGACCTTCTTCTTTGGCCAGCGCTTCTTCATCAAGCCCTGCCAACGTAATGTAATTTAAATATCCTGTACTCATGCGGCACCTATTTCTATAACAACACCGGTTTGAATGGTTGAGCCTATAAAGGCGTGTGAATCAGCAGAGCGAATAAGGGCAATGTCCACCGTGTCACGCTCTGATTTGTAGTTATCAATTCGAGAGGCCACCCTTGCTGTAGTTTCTTTATCGATGGGAAGATCTGACAAATAACCATCAATCACTAATGAATACGCCAACTCACCCTTTTTCATTTCCGTGGTGATGTTCAACACACTCAAGGCTTGAGATAAACCAAAGCGTGTTCCTGCTTTTCTATGGATGGCAAAGGCTTGCTCTGTGGTTTCTCGGCGTTGTTTCATCGTGTCATTAGGTTGCCAATCCAAGACACCACGCTCAGAGGCAAGCAAAGACACAAACTCATCAGAGGTTAAAAGGGGTTGTTTCAATTCTGGATAAGGGTTTTCTGATGCACTTAATAAGCGATGCCAGGCAAACTCTAATCCCTCTTCAATCAAGGTTCGATTCTCAGGTTGAACCGACACAAACTCATTGGGCTTTGACATTGATGATCACCTCTGTGCAGTGCGGCGCTTCATCCCACAAACATAAAATATCCGCTGTGGGTTTGGTTATTTCAACACGCTTCGCCCCTAATGAATAAAACACATGCCCAAGTTCAAGCCGCTCCACTCGCCCTTCAAGTATCTGGCTTTTATCCGCAAAATGTAATGCAGCGTTTTGGGCTTCTTCTTTTGAAATGTCATTCACTGGATCACCTCCTGTGAATAACGTCGCTTCAATCACATACGGTTTTGGAACACTGCTTTTCACTGTGACCTCATCCGTTTCTTGAGCAATGTCATCACGATTTAGATAATCACTGGCGCGTTTAATCAGCTCGGGGCTTGCCGTACCATCTGGGTTTTCACGACTGACCAACGCTACTTGAACTTGACCACTGTTTGGGACCAGCATTTTGGCTCTGGCATCTTTAACCTGTGCCGGTTGACTCTCTTTTGGAAACTCAAAGCGCATCACTACCGCATCAGGCTCTGAGCTCACCGTCATGGTTGGTCGTTCATCCAAAGTCAGCGCATGAAAACGATAACCGGCGCGAGTGCCTGTGGTGTGAAACATGTACGGCGCTAAATCAAAGCGCTGCAATAAACTGTCATTGCTCTCCATCACCGCCGCTTTAGGTGGGAAAACATTAATGTCTTCAGGGATGAGCACTTGGCGTTTAAGCTGATATTGCGCTGCTAACAAATCCACCATGTCGCTTTCAGTCACAAACTTTCTGAACATCTGCAGAGCCCAATAGTTCTGCTCACGAATTTCAGCCAATCGCTTTAGCATGAAGGCTTGTGTCACTTGCGCTAAGGTTTCCGCTTCATTACGAAACGCCTCTTCAAGTTGAACCGCCATTTCTGGGTTCGATTCTTGAACGTAATTAACCGCAAAAGCCACATAATCATCAAACAAGGCTTCAAACGACGGCTCTTTAAATGCATTAGGGATGGTCATAATTCACCTTCAAGTTTGAGTTGATTGCCTTTCCACTTGCCAATCACTTTAATCGAGTAACCCGTCGCGGTTGGCTGGGCGATACATTGAGTGGCTTTAAACTCAGACAAGCCGTTTTGATGCTCAGTAAAGGCAGACAACGTAAGGTTTTGAATGATTAACGTAGTTTGTGGGGTTTGCAGCTTACCGAGACAACGTAACGCAGGGTTACCCACTTTTCGTCGTTTCACTCGGCTTGAGATCTCCGTGGTTAAGATACGAATGAAGCGCCGTTTAAGCGCTTCAAATCCTGTTACTGTTTTTCCTGTCTTTGGGTCAATCCCTATCATGGTAAAAGCCCTTTTATCTCATCGGGTAACACATCATTCATTACCGCTTTTGAACAAGGATTATCCCAAAGCATGGCAATGTTTTGAGCAATAGCCGATGAGGTGATTTTGTTTTTAATCTCAGATGCTTTCGCCGTTTCCTTACTAAGCAGTGAAGAGATCTCACTGTCAGCCGCCGACATATAATCACTCAGCGTTGTTAATAAGGTTTCAAACTCACCAAGTTCAATAACCCCACTCATAAAATCAGTAATGGCTTGAAATAAAGCACTGGCTGACTCATCGACAACCGCAAAGGCCGCATCATTTTCACCTTGGATTGATCCAAACAATTCTGTGGTATTTGAACAACTGCTAGGAACAGCATCACTCATCGCATCCAATCGGTTGACTTGCTGTGCCATCGAACTCATTTGAATAGCACTATCCGCCGTGGTCGCCATGGCATTCACGCTGCCTGTAATATTNGTATTGGTACTGGCAATGCTGTCTCTNGCTGAGGTTAGCACCGCCAAATCAATGCCGAGTAAATCTAATGCTGGGTTATTTAATGCGGTTTCTAATGCCATTAATTGACTACTGGTTTCACGCCCTGCATCAACCGCTGGATTTGAAATAGTTAATCCATTGTTCATGATGTGCTGATAGATATTAAGATTAAGCGCCATTATTGATTTACTCCTGGAGGCATGGATGGGTCACCGGGTTTAGAACAGATATGATCATGTGCATTAAAGAGGTTTCTATCTTCGGACATACTGCGAACGCCATCAGAGATCTCTTTAGTCGCTTCAATATTGCCTTTTTGTTTGGTGTCTCCTTCAATTTGTTGATTGCCCTTTTGAATCGAATCACCTTCAAGCTCATTCTTGCCAATTTGTTTACTATCAGCATGGATTTCATAACCACCTGGGTACTTGGCCACAAGCTTTCCGCTCTCGATGTCATAAAGCTCCGTCATGCCGTTGCCATAATCCACCATCACTTCATTTTCCTTGGTGGTTGGGGCTGGGTATTTGCTAGAGGGCAATCCCATTAAAGCGACCGCATTATTCAAATTAGTACCAGAACCAAGGTTGACCAATAAACACAACTCACCCACTGAAGGACGGCGATAATGGCTCACCTTACCGCTACAAAAGACAAAGAACGGAACGTCTTTCACTTCATTGTCACCCGTTTTTATATCGACGGTGGTTTTACTGGCCTTTTCAACCACAGCAAGACGAATGAGATTAGCCAGATTACCTCGCAGGTCTTCAAGCTCGTCACCTTGCTCAAGCACTTTGTTTTCTAGTGAAATGATCCTTTGCATGATTTGAATAAACATAGATTTTTACTCCAACCAAGATTCATCCACTTCACCAATCGACACTGACTGTCTCACTGTCACTGCTCGAATAAGATACCCATGCTCATCATCAATAATTTGAGGCTCATTAACGATGTGATCTGGCAATTCAACCGAGTCACCCAATCCAAAATAACTGTTCTGAAATTCACGCTCGATACGTGATGAGGCATCCAAGGCTTCTAAATCAAAACCTTCATTGGAGGTGTTCACCGTAATGGAAAAAATCAGCTCAATACTGTGTTTTTCTCTGCCATCGTTGGTGTCTTCTTTCATTATTTTGGATTGACCACATCGATAGGTGATCTCAACCGTTTCAGGGCTGCTTGCTATTCGTTTGTATGAACTCGGAATTTCAAGAGCTAACGTCGTTTCTAAATGATCAATCACCGCCTTGACATAATCAGACGGATTTCGCAATAATTGATATGATCTCTTCATCAAAGAACTTCCTAAATTGGGCATCCACTTGAGGGGTTAATGTGGCAATGATGTCTGCCGTTTCTTTATCAATGGGTTCGGTAACAGCGCGTATTTGGCGTCTTGCTTTCGCACTGCCAGAATGAGGCGCGTATCGCTCAAAAACCACAGGCGTTCGACCATTACCAATGTAACGAACAAAAGCATTATCATATTCTTTATTCCCAACACGAACCACTGAACCACCTAATTGGATAGGCTCACCAAAACGATGAGCCGCCAAATCATTGGTACCAATCCAAAGCTTGCCGGTGTAATTTCGGTTCTTCACCCGATTAAACGGCTTTAAACGATCATTAAACGTTTTCAGTTTTAATTCCGTTTTCATCTCCGCTTTGCTTTTCACCTTTAACCATTGGTTGGTTCGTCGTGCCGCCTTCATGGCCGCTTGCTCTATATGCTCAGGAAGATAGGTCAACTCCTTGAGCCAAGCCGTATCAACACTCAGCATATTATTCTGCCCAATCTCGGCGTTTTGATGCACTTTCCATCATCAACACGTATTCAAACATCCCATTACAGCCGCTTTGAAAACTCACACGATAGGTTTTTCCTTTATGCTCCATAGTGGATTGCTCCGCTATTTTGCTATCGGTGATCATCGCTAAACGCTGCAATCCGTCTTTTTGGCGAGCCTTAACATAAGCGGTAATGACTGAGCTTTCTTCACTCGGAGAGATCACCGTTTTCTCATCACCCATTGCATCTAAAATGGCTTCATAAGCATCCGCTCTGTTTTCATCAAAATCAGACATTACCGCCCCTTATTACACCGTTTTAATCTCAGTGATTAAACCACCGGTTAACAGCACACCGCCATCGACGAATACACCAATTGGCTGAATGACTGCGTCCACTTCCGTTGGCAGCGTTTTTGTAAACTCAACACCATCAAAATACGCAGCAGAGCAATCAAACATCGGGTTATCACCGGCTTTAATCGGACCATCGAATAAACCGCGCGTTACGCAGCTCACCACGACACCTTCTTCAGCGCTAAAACTTGGTACAACAAGCAAAGCACCCACTAAACACGGCTCATCCTTTACAAAACCACCTGCAGGAGCCGCAATACTGAGTTTGTTTCCATCACATAAATGCATAATCATTACCTATAAAAAAAGGAGCCCGAAAGCTCCTATAAATGAACACAACAACCTTACTTAGCCGCTGCAAATGTGCCTTTACATAAACCGCGGCGATCAGTCACTTTCGCTACAATGTCATAAGTGATACGCATCTTGGCACCATCAGAGGTAAAGCCATCACCTGTTTCTAACCATGGTTCTTCCTGACCATCTAAGAAGCCCATCACCACCGCTTCAAAGTCTTTGGTGGTTAAACCAATCGCGCCATTCACATCTTTCATGCGACCGGTGCTGATCACTTCTTTGAACTTATTGAACGCAGGGTTAAATGCATCCGGCTTGCTGGCCGTTGCCAATACCGCTTCAATCATTGGCGCATGATCGTGACTTGCCAGAATGAATTGGCTTTCTAAATCTAAAACATCACCGCCACTGGTTTCAGTTGTTGCCAGGGCTTTATGCATCGCAAGAATAAGTGCTTGGTAATCCCCTGCAGTGATCCCCGTTTTATTGTTAGCACCATGAAACACTGATTCACCATCACTCATCTTTCCAGCAAGGATGGCATTGAAGATCAACTTGTCGGATAAACGACGGCCTGATTGGAAGAACTTACGTGGAATTTTACTCAGCAACGCAATTTCATCATTGATGATGGCTTGGCGAGTGATACGGAACTCACGACCAAAGGTAGCCAGTTGAATTTTCTCGCCGGTTCCTTTGATTAGGGCTTGTTTGTATTCGCCATCTTCCTGAATGCCCATTAGATCAGGTGCATCATTGATGGTGATAAGTTCGGTTTCTTTAAAGTTCGGTAAACGCTCAGTGCTTGCAAACTGACGCCATAACGGCGCTTTAACTTTCACTTCATCACGAATAACCGTTCTTACCCCTTCGGTTAAAATCTCAGAGAAATCACTGGTATTAAACGCTCGTGCCACCAAGTCTTGCTTACTTAGCCCTTTACCTTCATTACCTAGTGACGCTTTGGCCATGTTAAGCAGTGAATCACTTGAGAATGAGTTGTCCTTCTCAACCGTTTCAGTACCTAAACGCGCATTTAAGGCGTTTTGTAATTCCGCTTTGATGTGATTGCCATTACCAGCATGAATGTGGGTTGGGGTTAGGTTTGAAGGCGTTGGGGTTTCTTTGCCTGTCGCGCTTTGTTTACCAATGGCAGCAAGGATTTGAGCCGCTGCATTGGCTTCATTACAATCCATATCATTAAGCATGGAGTTGAGTAATTCGTCTTTCACTTTATGTTGAGCGCACAGCCCACGAATGGACGCTTGGCGTTGGTTTTCTTTTTTTACTGCGTTTTGCAGCTCTTCATTTGGTTTTGGCATAGTAATTACCTGTTTTGGCTCTTGGGTAGAGGGTGGAATTGAATTAGATAACGGCTCAGCTTTTGGTTTTGGCTCCACTGAAATGGCGTTTAACAGTGCATCAGGCGTATGTTTAAACGCGCTTAATGCCTCTTTCTTAATACCATCAAAGCAGTTGGTTAAATTAACGGGGTCAATGACTTCGTCCACCAAGCCAAACGCGAGCGCTTCGTCTGCGGTAAACCACGATTCTTTTGCCATTGCCGCCAATACGTCTTCATTTGATTGGCCTGTCTTTTCAACATACGCATCCGCAATGGTTTGTTTGGCGTTCTTAATTTGAGTNAGTGCGCTTTCAAGTTCTTTCTCTCCTCCCCATGCCCCAATCGATGGGTCGTGGATCATAAAGCTCGCGTTCTCTGGCATCTGAATATGATCACACGCCATCAAGAAATACGTCGCAATGGACGCCGCGAGCCCATCCACAACCCCTGTGGTTTTTCCTTTGTGCGCCTTAATCGCATTAAACATGGCTAAGCCTTCATAGACTGAGCCCCCAAAGCTTTTCACATGAAAAACAGCGTCTTGAGTACCAACCGATTGAAGCGCACGAATTAAATCAATCGCCTCAATGTCATAGCTCCCAATGTCGCCGTGTATCCAGACTTTCACTGGCTCTGCATCACCTTGGTTCTTTAACGTAAACCACGATTTAGCTTTGCTTGCCTTTGGCATTATTAACCTCTTTGTTTGAGTTAGATGAAACCAAGCTATGAGCAGGATCGGATGTGCTGACGATGTTCATATCATTGAGCTGCTTACGCTCCGATTGCACTTCAAGGCGCGTTGCCAGTGGGCTGATGTTTCGCTCACGTTGTGCCTGACTTAATGAGAACAGCGATAAACGAGTGCCTTTTTCAACTCCTGTCATCTCCCTTGCTGGATCAATCCACGGCATCACCGGCGCTTGATAAATCGCATTAAAAATCGAATCCTTATCCACGCCTTTTGGCACTTTTACTTCACCCGAAAGGATTGCCATATTGAGCGCATGACGGTATTGAGGACGAGTCCAATTAAGGATGAACTTGCGTTGAAGCACTCGATAACGTGAATAGCTATCGACCAGCTCTTGTCGTTGTGATGAATAACTGCCGTTGCTGTAATCTCGGGTTACGCTTGAGTTATTCACGCCGGCACCAGAGCTTGCCAAGCGAAGTTGAGCATCACGAAATGGCGAGCTCATCGCCTCTTTGCGGTTACTCTCCACCATGCCTGCGTCTTCACCTGGTGAAAGCTCAAAGCTGTTACCCATACCAAGGAACATATCGCCATCACGCTCTAGTGATTCTTCACTGCCCACCTCACGTTTAATGAAGTAGGTAAAGCGGCTGGCAATTTGTGCGCTGACTCGTTCGGATTGGTCGTAATCGTCAATGTCATCAATCAGATCCACAATCGAATGAAGCAATGAAATGCCACGGTTTTGATGAAACCGCCGTGAGAACTTCAAATGCACCATAAAGAACGCATCAATTTCGACAAACTCAAACCCATGCGCGTCTTGTTGAATGAGATAGCTGATGGCTTGGCCTAACTTGTTGCGCTTAATCCCCTCTAACACGCCATTTTCAGGCTCATTAATTCGATGAGGAATAAAATCAGGCTCAAACGGCTGAATAGCAAAAGGCGTATTGCTTGGATATAACAGCTCTTCATGCTTACCCATGTATAAGCGACCAAACACTTCACCATCACGCAGCCAAGTACGACACGCTAACCACTCTGTTTCACTTCTTGAATGCTCAGCATCGATGTTTTGATTAAGTGAAAACAGCTCTAACCATTTACTGATGGCTTGAGCAAACTCGGTGTGTACTTCTCCTTTCATATCGAGTGGTTGAGGTTCAATCATGATCCCATTGGGACCAATCACGTTAGAACAGAGCTCATCCAAAATACCCGTAACTAACGGATTGTTTTCATCCATGTGGCGAACACGCTCACGCACCGCTTTAGCGCCACGATTGACGCTATTGGCAGAGCCGGATGATTTCTTATTAGGTCGCTTGGTATGAGGATTACTTGGAAGTGAGGCGTTGTATTTATTGAGAAGCTTTCTGTCGTATTGCCGTTGAAGTCCTGATTTGGGGTGAAAATACCCCACCAT